GTGATGTTCTCACACGCCAGACCGCGCCACAGCCGCGCCCTAGGCCATTCCTTAGCGTCTGCGGCTGGCTTCCATGAAGCCTTGGCATAGGTCAGATTGCCTTCCTCGTCAAAACGGGCGAAAGGGTAACATAACACACGACCAGACGGAAGGGCATACCAAAGATGCAATCCATCAAATAAATATGTAACGCGGCCAATGGTAAACTCACGGCCCTTGTTCCGCATGGCGCGCATATAAGTGTCCTCAAGGCCAGACCAGTAAGGCACAGCCCACTTGTTAGCGCGGCGCCATGCGTCAACCATGCGCTTCGCATCGCTCTCCGACATCAGCAAGCCATAGATGCGGCCCATGCTGGCGAACGCGCCGACGCCGCCTGCAAAGCCACAGTTATGGACAATCAGCGCACCGTTATTCGTAATGACGGTAAACCGATTACGCGGTCCCGCATTTGCAATGTCGTAAACGGGCCTCAAGTTCTTCGATGCGCTGCTGCAAGTCTCGAACACGCCGCACGTTGTTACGGTTGGCGCGCCGTCCGATGAAACGGAGATTGCCCGGCTCGTAACCCCCGTTGACATCAATTCGGTCAAGTTCGAGTTCAGGTCGATCCCATCCATCAAGCGCGACAAGATACGCGAGATATGCTGCTCTGTCAGTTCTCCACGGCTCGTAGACGTAGATGCCTCGCCCTCCGTAGTTGTAATAGGCTCTGTCGTTAGGGTTGTGGCAGCGATTGATGCACGCGGAGATACGATTGCATAACCGGCGGCGGTGTGCATCATCAGGGCAGACGTCGGCGTATCGGAACCAAGATTTAGTCCATCGCCCTGCGGCTTTTTTGGCGCATTTGTCGCAACGTGTGCTGGCACCTTTTCGCAGGTTTGTTGCAGATACTGAGTGAGGGGCTGCTCCACATGAACACGCCACTTTAACCGCCCGTAAGCCGCCCATAGGTCCGAGTTCCAAGCCGACCACGGTAAGTTCGCCATACCTGTCACCAACGCATGGTCGCGGGTGTTCTGGCAAGAAACGACCGTCTGTGCCTGTTGCCAAGTCTGGCCAACTAGCACTTCGTGGTCCGGCGTCAGTTCCAGACCCTCCAACCATACTGTCTCTTTCTCGCCCCGGTCTATAAGCCCTTCGTGCGTCACCCATTCTTCACCATCCCATAATAGATCATCCGTAGTTACCTTGGTAATAGCTTTCACGCCGTTATTAGTCAACACGCGGGTATCAGGGCCAAGACATGCCAACTCTTGAACCTTGCCGATCTGGCGCTGGTCTGTGTTGACCTCATCATAGCTGACATGAAAGGTCGCCATAGCGTTGTGCTTGTAGACATCCTCACCCTTGGCAAAGATGTCCAGCTTGTTCACACCAAAGATGCTGTTCGACGCCCACGGCGTCACCCGCGCTTCGATAGCGGCCCAATCGGCAACGACCAGCCGCTTGCCTTTGTCGGCCATCAGCGCAGGGCGTAGCATACCTTTCAGCACGTCCGTCACGCGGCGGCCATGCTCAGGCACAATCTGGTGCCCGCGCACCATAGCCTGCCGCACTAATGCAGGGTCGGCGGCGCACTTTCTTGGGAAGTTGTGGACCTGAAGCCCAAATGATGAAGCGCGGCCAGTAGCACTGCCTCCTGCAAATACAAATGCTCCTCTAACTCGAAAATCTTCCTCATCAGCAAGCGCCGCGGCACGCTGGAATTTTGCCACGGACGATGCCCAGAGATCGTCCGCGCACTGGATGACTTCTGCAACTTCCGCCGGAACTTCATCAGGGTTTTCCTCCGCCAGCACGAGTAGGTTAGCGCGCACGTTCTTGTCAATGGACAGCTTCTCAACGCCGTCCTTCATCACAGTTGCCACGGCCACGGCCTGCGGCCCTACCCTGTCCAGCACCCACGCCTTCATCTTGGGGCTGCGGACGGACTTAATCTCGCCGTGCGTCACCTCTGCGACGATGTCCTGTATCTCGACCATCTCTTCTTGGGCGTAACGCACAGCAGCCAGCGCCAGCGGCCTGTCGAGCAACACGCCACGGTCGTTGATGCGTTCATTGGTGTGATAGTCGGCCAACTCTTCAGCAGACAGCGGACGCTGCGCCTGCGCGATGGCGCGCATGGCCCGAACGTCCTGTTCGCAATAGTCAACCATCTCCTGCATCAGCGTCGCGTCCTCGCGGAACGTGCCGTCTGATTGCGGGATGGACAGCAAGCGGATCAGTTGGCCGCCGCGATGGTCTTTCTTCATGGTCGCGCCAGCGAAGCGGCCCACATCCTCAAGGCTGCCCGGCGCGCAGTTAGCGCGGGCTTGCGCTGCGGTGCAGTAGAACTGCTCGAGCTTGAAATCGACCTGAAGGACATACCAGAATATCAGGCGCTCGAACGCTGCGTTGTGCGCGTATACCAGCCCCTTATGATCCTTGACGGCTTGCGGGAAAGGCTCACTTGGTAGCCACGTCCGCACGTCTTCATCATCAAATGCGTAGGACATGCACAGCACGTCTGTGCTGGCGTCCTGCGCGTAATTGTACACGCCGCGACTGCGAAGGTCGCAACGGCTGCGCGTCTCAAAATCAACCCATAATTTAGACATAGAAGTTCTCACTCTTCTGCTACTCGCCGGGGTGGTGGATCACCCCGGCTTTCGCACCCCTTAAACTACGCGACGACGACGACGCGCACCTTCAGCGGCTTCAGGTTCAGCGGCGACTTCCAACTCCGCATCCTCTGTCTCTTCAACTGCATTTGCATCCATCGACACCCAATCGGTGATGTCAAAGATAGGCGTATAGATGCGGCCATAGGTCTTGTGCTGGTAATGCTCTGACGACAGCGAGAGCAACGGCACAGGCTTAGTCTGGTCCTTGTCCACCTGATCGGCGATGGCAACGGCCAATGCCTGCACAGCGCGCTTGCCGCCGACTGATGTAGCCGTGAAGCGCGCCTGCATGTCCTTGTCTTCGCCGTTGGTGCAGACCAGCATCATGCCGACTTGCATTTCCCAACCGCGCGTTGCGCCTGATGGCGCTGGCTCCAACTCTGGCAGCGGCTCTGACACTGGCACCAGCTTTTCAGCCAGCACTTCGCCGTTGCCCCATGCGATGTAGCCATGCACGAACGAAAACGGATTAGCGGCCCACAGGCTGCCGTCTTCAACTTCGGTCTGGTCTGCACCGAAAACCCAATGGCCTGTCTTGTCCATCTTTAGGATGACTGTGCCGCCCGGCGCAACTTCCGATTGGATGGAACGCAAAGCGCCAGAGAGGGACTGAACGGACGGCAAGTTAGCGCCGCCAAAAGTAGTGATATTTGACATTGTATTGTACCTTTTCTGTTACTGGATTTTAGACATAGCTTTGGTAAGTGTCTGTCCGATTTGCAAAACCGCTGGCCGAGGATCATTCTCCGGCGCAAGGGTAGAGCCTGTTGAGACGGCGACAACTAAGTCCGCCGGCAATTCTATCTTGGCTTTCTTCAAAGCCTTTTCCGCTTGGGCTGGTGACAGCGGCTTGGGGTCACCCCATGCTTCTACACCAACGCCTGTCAGGAAGGCTACAGCCTTATCCTCATTTGTCCACTGTCTTGTGGCGCGTTTGTTGACCAGCTTCCAGCCGGGGACTTTGCGCCCCTCTTCCAGAAGCCCGTGCGCCATCTGCTGCAAATCCTTGATGAACGCCTCAATCAGCGGCGCCTGTTCCAGATAGTGTGCAATCTGGTCAATCGGCAGCGCGTCCATCTTGGCTTTCAGTGCGCGGTCTACCGCGCCTGTCATCACAGGACAAATGGGCTTGGCCGCGCACCACTTGCAATGGTCGCCTGACGCCAACGGCGCGTCTGGGCGCATGGCAATCTTAACGGCGGCGGCAAGTTCTTTCTCGAACGCGTCAACGCGTGCAAGGTCAGTCACCCACCGCTTGACGAACGGTGGTTGTACAATGATTAGTTCGACTTCTTTTGCGCCCTCGAAAGCCCAAGCCGTATCCGCCGTGCGTTTAGCCGCCGCAGCGTAGAAGAGTAGCTGGCTGTTTTCCTCGACTTCGACAGCCACGCCATCGCCAAACTTCCAATCCAGAACGACCGCTCGATCACCAAGGCGACCAAGAAGATCGGTAGAACCAAAAACGTCAGGCAGAAAATCACCAAAACCAACCCGGCTTTCAACCGCATATTCCATCTCCCCCTTGGGGTCTATCTCGTCCAGCGCACGCAGCGCCGGTATCAGCTTGTCATCGACCAGTGCTTCAGTCAGCACGGTCTTCTCATAGGTGGTGCCGACCATGCTGTACGGATCAAGGTCACGCTCTAATATGGTGGCTATAGTGTCATGCAGGAGCGTGCCTTCGTCGGCGTAGCTGCTGCTGGGCTTCGGCGGTACAGTGTCCACCAGCGCCACGCTGCCGGGGCAGGCGATGACGCGTTTGGCGGTCGAGCCGCCGACTATCTTACTATGCTGCATTATTCGGTCTCCTGCTCATCGAGGCCCATGAGAATATACGCAACATACCCGAATTGCCTCGACATACGCATAGCAGCGGTACGTGCTTCGCGGGCGCGTATGGTTGCTGTAGCTGCGGTTGCGTTATGCGGCAGTTGAATATCTTCTATACATTTAGATATAAAAGCCAGCTCTTTACCTATTTCCACAAGACTGCGGGTGGCACGGCGAAAATTCTCAGACATTTTATTGTACCTCACTTTACTGTTTGGACCCCCACCATACAGACAACAAAATTTGATGCAAGGCTTGAAATGCAAAAAATTTTGGAGTAGCGTTTTGGCATGACTGAGAAAGAGATAGAGCGGTATTTCTGTAAACGCGTGCGGGCAGCCGGCGGCTTTGCCTATAAGTTCCGCAGCGTTACGCAGATCGGTGTGGCCGACCGCATAGCATGTATGCCCAACGGCGAGGCTTGGTTCGTGGAACTGAAGCAGCCTAACGGTCGGCTGTCTGCGTTGCAGCGTATCTTTTCTGATGAGATGGCGCACACCAAGCAGCATTACGCCTGCCTGTGGTCAGTAGAGGATGTGGACACATGGCTCAAACGCTTCAGCTAAGGCCGTACCAACAGCAGGCGGCGACGTTCCTGTATGAGCGCGACCGCGCCATGATCCTTGCGCCTGTCGGCGCGGGCAAGACTGCCATTACCTTGACGGCGATGGATGAGATGCTGCGCGACGGCCATGTCAAACGCTGGCTGGTGGTAGCGCCCAAGCGCGTCTGCACGGATGTGTGGCCTGTCGAAGCACCGAAGTGGTCTGGCGTCGCTCCTGCGCTGGCTGTCGGCACGCCAGCGCAAAGGGTGGATGCGTTGCGGAGCGACGCCAGTGTCGTCGTCATTAACTATGACAACCTAGATAAGCTAGAGGATTTATCAGGCTTCGATGGAATTGTATTCGACGAACTGACGCGGCTGAAGAACCCCAGCGGCAAACGCTTCAAGTCGCTGGAAAAGCTGCTGGCTAACGTCAAGGTGCGCTGGGGTCTGACCGGATCGTTCACGTCGAACGGCCTTGAGGATGTCTTCGGCCAGTGCAAGATCATCGACCAAGGGCTGCTGGGCCGCGCCAAGGGTGCGTTCATGCAGCAGTATTTCATCTGCATTAACCGCGACTTCGGCCAATGGGTTCCGGCAGCCGGTGGGTTGGAGCAAGTCATGGCGCGGATCAAACCGGCGACGTTCGTGCTGGAGCCGGGCGAATATAAGGACAAGCTGCCGCCGTGCCATGTCACAGAGGTGCGCGTCGCGCTGGATGACCGCAAGCCATACGAAAAGATGAAGCGTGAGTATGTCGTGCGCTTCGGCGATGACCAGATCGTAGCGCAGAACGCAGCGTCGGTGACAACCAAGCTGCAACAGATGGCGTCTGGCTTTGTTTACAACCGCGACGCAGGCACGCCGTCCATCTGGTTCAGCAGCCACAAGTTCGACCGGCTGGAAGAGTTGCTGGCGGAGAACCAGCGGGCCAACACTATAGTCGCCTACACCTATCAGGAAGAGTTGGCGGAACTGAAGCGCCGCTTCCCGCACGCGCAGACAATGGACGACGACAATGTCATCGAACGCTGGAACCGCGGTGAGGTCGAGTTGCTGTTGGCCCACCCTAAGTCGGCAGGGCATGGCCTAAACCTACAGCATGGCGGATGCCACATGGTGTTCCTGTCGCTGCCGTGGTCGCTGGAACTTTACGAACAGACGGTCGGACGCCTGCACCGCAGCGGTCAGACCAAGGATGTCTGGGTCTATGTAATGCTGACTGAAAAGAGTATTGACGAACGTATATGGGCGGCGCTGCACGACAAGCGTGCGGTGTCTGACATAGCCTTAGAGGAATTGAAAAATGAGTAAACTGAACTGGCGGTCGATGATTGCCGTGCTGTCTGACCTTACGGAAGACCAGCTAAAGCAGGCGTTGGACGCGGAACTGAAGACGCACAAGCGCCCGGCCATCGCTCGGCGGTTGCATCAGCGTTACTCTGCGATGCGGACGGCGCGCGAACGCGGCGAGATTATGATGAGGTTGAAGAAATGACAGACCATGCAGCGGCGACCGCTGAAGCACTGGAAATGGTGATTGCCATGCTAAAGGCAGGGCAATCACCTGAAGACTTAGGCCCGATGGTTATACTAATCGGGCGTATGATGGCTAGGCGAACCTAAGCTAAGTATTGCGACAGCGCCGTAGCTGCTGCGCCGATGATGGCGAGTACGCCGGCCAGCTTGGCTTTCCAACCAAGGGCAGGCTTCGGCGCTTCGTCCATCGGCAAGATTTTACCGGCGACTTCTTTCACGGCAATTTTCGTGATGAGGTTCTTCAAGTTCATGTTACTCTCCTTACAGCCAAGAAGCATATTTCTTGGTTTTCAGTTTGCGGTCGTCGAGGCCATGCGTGCCCCCATTGATCCGCTTCGTCAGCGCAAGTATTGCACCGTCGCCAACGCCTTGGTCGCAAATGCCCCACAGCTTGTTCCGGTCGAAGAACCAAAGCGCGCTCTCGAAGCACAGTTCACCAGCCACAAGGTCAGGGTTGTCCATCACGTCGGGGCGGCCAATGTAGTTGGCAAAGGCTTGGTAGTTGTCTTTGCCTGTAAGCTGAAGCGCGCCACGGCCACGGAACTTCCATCCGTCGCCGCTGCTCTCAGGGCCGTTGCCCATGCGGTTGGCGTAGACGCGGTTGGCAATTTTCATAGGCTGGCGTTGATACGCCGCAGCTAACGCGTCTGTCGGGAAGTATTTACGAAAGATGCCGCGCAGACCCTTCGCGCTGTAGTTCAGGTTCTCGCTGAACGCCTTGAAGCCGCCCGACTCATGCGCCGTTTGAGCAAAGAAATGTGCAGCCCGATCAGGTGATAATTTATAAAAAGCCGCAGCCGCCTTAAATGTACCCGGACCAAATGCACCATCAGCGGTCACACCTATCTTTTTCTGTAGATTTACAAGGCTCATTTACCCGCACTCCGCCAATCAGGAAAGTCATCCGCGTCAACCACGCCGTCACCGTTGGCGTCGTAGCGCAGGTCGTTGCGGTACTTCTCCCAAGGTGCCATGTCGTCGTCATCGTCTTCTTCAGGCTCGTCGATAAAGACTGTGGCCTGCGGATCGTCGTACACCTTCGGCGCCATCGCTGGCGTCAGTTCAAGCGGCGCTTCTGGCTCTGGGGCAGGCGCTGGCTCAGGGTCGGTGTCACGGGCGTTAGCGTTAAGGCTCAGGCCGCCCAGCAGTCCGACAAGCGCACCGATGATGGTCTGGAACGCAGGGTTAATCATCTCAAGGACGGCAGTGCTGTCCACGACATCGTTAGGCACAAACATGCCGACGACCAGCGCCAGCACGACGACAAGGATAACTGCCGACAGCGTGACGATTGCCACGCGCACGACAAACTCGACGGTATCATTGATGCCGTCTTGCTTGCTTTCAAAACTATTCAGGAAGCTCATCTTCTTTAATCTCCTTGTCCTTTGGCTTGATCGAGCCGCTGCCCTGCCCCGCCATAAGTCCTGCCAACGCCCCGACAATGAACGTCGCTATCGGGTTAATCAACTTGAAAAACTCAGCGTCATTCGGGGACTGCCCCTCCATCGGCTGCGACACAAATATCAACGAGTATAGCACAGTCGCTACGATAAACATCAACGTGAACGACAACACAACGCCGACAATGAAACGTAGCAGTTCCTCTGGCGACCAGTACTTAACCTTCTTCGACAACTTCTTTCTCACCTGTATCTATCAGCCATTCGGTGCAGTAGCCCATAGCGATGCACCGCGGCTTCTTGCAGAGTTCGTCTTCCCAATTCGCAGGGTCTTGACAATCGTAGCGGTAGCGGTCTTCGCAGCCAGCAAGCACCAGCGCCGCCAGTATTAGACTGACTATACGCATACGTTCTCCTAGCCGGCCTTTTGCAGCACGTTCATTAGTATGCCGATTAGCAATACGATGATTGTGCCGGCGGAAGTCATGCCGACTTTTTCAATACGCTTCATCCGCGCGCAGATACTTTCATAACGAAAGGCGCAGACTTGTTCGTGCGTGTTGAGTTGCGCTTGTGTTTCGTCGATAGTAGCCATGGAAGTACTTTCTGGTTAAAAGCCAAGACGGCGGCGTTCTTCCGCTTTCTTGGCTCGGTCTTGTGCTAATACGTTTTGTTGTGCGACAGGCGACAGCGCAAAGAAACCGGGGCCGCCGGGCTTTACGTTGCCACCGCCGCTGGCACTGACAAGCGCACGGTTCGCTTGGGCGCGTGACATCCTGTTGGCTACGCCGCGCGCCGCCGCGCCTGCTGTTTGCGCCCCCAATATGGTGGCGGCAGTGCTGGGCGAATATGTAGCGCCCACACCAAGAAACGGCATCTGCGTCCCAAACAGACGCGCGCTAGGGGACAGCTTACCAAGACCCATCAAAATGGTTTGCGTAACCGTTCCGTTAGCGACCTTTTTTATTAACTCTTGCGTCTGCTTGTCAAACCGCGACAGCTTACGTTCGTTTTTAGCTATCTTAGTAAACTCATCACGCAGCGCGCGAGGGAATGACTTAGTGCTGTCCGCTGCTTTTGACGTGGCAGTTGCTTTTGTAAACGCGTCTTCCAGCGTTTCCGTCTGATAGCCGCGCCCGCGAATAGTGCGTGCTTGCGTAAGAAACGCGTTAGCCGCTGCCGCGTCACCAGATGTTGTCTGGGCCGGTGTTAAACCATCCATGAACTCATCTATGGTTTCTTCAAGAGCCTTCACCATAGCGCGCTCGTCTGGCGTGCCGCGCTTGCCGCCGGCTTCGCTGTACGGAAGATCGCGGACTGAACGCCTGAACTTCTCCAGCATATCGAACGTCATTGGCTTGCCCGACTTCAGGTCAAACAGCTTTAATGCTTCGTTGACTACTTTGTCCGTGTCCGGATCGTAACGCAAACCGCTTAATTTTGTACGCGCTGCGTTAGCCAAGTCCGTCATCGCTTGCGGCGCGACGTTTACGTTTTCCGCTTCCATCGCACGGTATAGCTTGCCAGACTCTTCTTTAAGAGCGGCGGCAGTTACGGGTTTAGTCTTGGGCGTAGGGACTTTAGCGCCCAGCCCGCCGCCCGCTAACGAAAGACCCATAAGTGCTGCTGGGTTTGTCACGTCAAAATAGTTCGACGCAATAGATGGCGCAGCGGCTGCACCCATTGACGCGGCGGTCTGGCCTCTGGCGTTCTGACCCATCATACGCATGAAGTTCTGCGACTGCGGCGATGTAGCTACATCAGCTAATGTCTTAAAGCCTTGCGCCTGACCAAAGCCGCCGGCGCCCGCTTCCAGAACATCGCTGTACACTTGCTCACCGCGCGTCTCAGGACGACGACCAACGCCGACAGTTTCATAACCGCGGCGGATAGTTTCTGATGGCAACGGGACGCGCTCACCGCCAAATAGCGGCGCAGCTAGGTTGTATAGGCCGGTGCCGATGTCACCAACGCCCAACGACAGGACGCCGCCCGCAGCGCCGGGGATAGCACCGACACCCGCAAACGGCGCACCAGCCGCAGCACCAAGCCCAGCCGCAGTTGCGTAGGGCAGCAGCGCGCCGGTAGTGACGCCGGTCACTTGCGTGACTTTGTCCATACCTTTGCGAGGTGCTTTAACCTTGGCGGGCTTAAACTGGTCAAAAGGGTTTGCTTCCGTGGCAGTTTCGGCGACGGGCGCCTTAAACTGGTCAAAAGGATTTGGTTCTTCTTTTGCCATTTACCTAACCCCTAATACTTTTGCCGCAGCACCTTTACCAAATGTGCGGTCAAAAAACGCGCGCTGTTGCGGAGAAGGGTTCTTACGAAGCATCTGCTTTGCGGCATCAGGAATTACTGGTGTTTTGCCGCCGGCGGCAGCCGGGGCAGCAGCTTTTGGTTCTGCCACGCCGAAGATGCGCCCCATTCTTGCTTTAAGCTGACCCCAAGCGGCTAAACGCTTTCCAGCCGGTATGTTTGGGTTTTGCATTTCCCCGACTAATTTCTCAAACATTTTACGGTCTTCGTTGGATACGCCTGCGCCCAACTTGTTGCCCGGCAACAAAGCTAGTGTCAGTTCGCTAGCAATAACTTCAAGCGCGCCAATGGCTTCCATGCCTTTTGTAGCGCCGCCGCCCATGCTCTCAGGTATAAAGCCGACTATGTCTGCGCCCAGCTTTTCTGCGCCGCCGCTTGTTGAACTTCTAATCAGGTCGGCAACGGGGTCTTTACCTGACGTAAAGTCAAACCCTGTAATTTCTTTGAACTGCTTAACAGTGCGTGCTTTGTCAGCCGCGCCAGCGGCTTGCTGAATAGTCTGTGGGGCGCCCGCGCCAGCAGCCCCGCGACCGCCGCCGCTTTCAACTTGGATGATCTGATCGCGGACCTGCTCCCAAGGCACGTTTTTATACGCCCCCGGACGGTTGCTAGGTAGGCCAGCCCAAGTATCTTTAAGATTGCCCCCCTTAACGTCGTCGTAAATTGCTTTAGCAATTTGCTCTTGAACATCTGCGGTGAAGGGCTTGTCGCGCCAATTAGCACCAAGAACTTTTGGCGCGTAATCTTGTAACGTACCGTAAGTGATTTGGTACGTACCTACAGCACCAGTGCCTTTGCCGGGCCCGGCGCCGACCTTACCGCGTGTGTTGGGAATAAGCGTGTTGCGCTGGAAGTCTTGCACTTCACCGATAGACAGCGTGCTAAGGGGCTTTGATGGCGAACCAAATTTGCCAAACCCAAACACAACGTCTTCAGTACCGCCGCCAGCCGTACCGCGGGAACCGCCTGCGCCGGGGGCTACATATCCGCCAGTTGCGCCCGCGCCAACAGGATAACCTTTTCCAGTGTTGGGGTCTACGATGACCGGACCAAGTCCATCAACATTGACAACGGTTGGTTTGATATCAACAGCAGCCTGTGAACCTTCAACAACTTCAGCGCCGCCACGACCGAATTTAGGTGTGCGGATCACGCGGGTAGATGTACCAAGATTCTGCGTTGTAAATTCTTGTGCGTACCGCTTATCGGCCTCAAGCGTGCCAAGATACGTCTTTTCTTTCCACGGCTCAAATTGCGCGGGATCAGTCGGCATAGACGCTATAGCGTCTGACAGCGCGCCCTGAAACATTTCACCGCTAAACTGAGGTTGGCTAGCAATACGCCGCGCGAACTCAGCTACTTGTTCAGGTGAGTCAGCGTTAGACAGCGCAGTGCGGACATAATTATTAAAATCCATAGCGGTCTTAATGTCCGCAGCAGCAGCTTTAGCACCTGCTTCCGCAAACTGCGGTTCAGCCATACGTACTGCGCGCGCCTCTTCCGCAGCGGCGATAGTCATTGCCTGCTGCGCCTGCTGCGCTTGACGCTGCGCCGCCTCTGACTGTCGCGCCATGTTCATCATGTTCGCAAACTGCGCGGTTTGACGCGAAAGATCGGGAAGCTGCGGGCCGCGGGCTTGCAGGGCTATCATTTGGTTTGCCATATCTAATAACCTTTACGTATCAAATTAGTCTGCCGGGATTAGGCGCGAAAGGATTAAATTGCGGCGGCGCGATGCCCGCAGCACCGCCACCACCGCCGCCAGCCGGAGTGCGCTTATAATAGTCAATCATTGCTTGATTGACGGGCGCCTGTACCATGTAGTTTGTGATGCCGCCCAAGGCTTGATTGAGCGCGTTAGCCTGACCAACGTAACCAGACGCGCGGGCTTGGCCTGCGGCCAACTCCGATCCAGCTAGACCTTGGCCTAGCTGCCCAGCGGCGCCTGTCATCACGTTGGCTGCTGACTGACCAGAACCCATCAGCGATTGCAGCGGGTTTAGTTTGGCTGCGCGTTCGACTTGGAAACGGTTAAATGCGTTCTGGTATTCTTGGCTTGCCAAGTCCTGACCGAAACGCTGGATACCCTTCATGGTGCTGCCCGACAGGAGGCCGCCGCGCGCTGCTGCCGACCGCTCTAGCGCCTTCATACCTTCCGATTGACGGAACGCATAACCGGGGTCTTGCTGGAATTGGTCAGCGCCGAAGGCTTTACCCATGCTGCCGTAGCCAGCGGCGGCCTTGTCGCCGCCGATACCCAGAAGCTGCATAATTTCGTTCTGCGCGGTAAGCCCGCCCTGACGAAACGGCTCTTGCAGCGCCGCCTGCTTTTCAAAAGCCGACTCTTGCTGGCGGGCGGCGGCTTCAGCGGCCTGTCTTTGCGCCTTAGAGGCTTTGCTGGATGCGCGCGCGGATACCGCCCCGCCAATAACGGCGGAACCTAAAATGGCTGCTGCGGTAGATATTGCCATCAGTTTAATCCCTTTACAAATACACGTTCTGTGGGCGCGTATCCTAAGCGTCCGTACATTTTTGCCATAGTCGTGACGCGGTCGTTGTCCAACGCAATCATAAACATGGCTTCGGCTTGTTTACTCTTACCCCATTTTTCTATCTCTTGAAACAGCAATTTTGATGCTGTCCCGCCCCGTGCGTCAGGCTTGATATACCACCACAACTCCTGCGCCACCAGCTTTGATGGGTTGAAGTACATCGGGTATGTAAGCGCCGCAGTAATGCCGATCAATTCGCCTGCGTCTTCCGCCACCAAAACGATTATGTTTTCGCTGTCTAGCGCGCCTTCGACAAACGCGGCAGTGCCATCGCGGTCGAACGGAATTATATGGCTAACAGGTGTCGTCGCAATAAACGCTTCCGCCAAGTCCATGTAGCTTGGCATGTCGTCAATAGTGGCGGCGCGCACTGTTACGGGCATTAGCTAACCAGACGGCCTGACGCGCGGATGTTGATCGCCGACGCCGTGCCAGCGATTGTGCTGATGAAGCCATTGTTAGGCAGCACATGGCCGACCAGTTCAGGAAACGTATACGTTTCGGCTGGCTGAAGCGTCTTGGTCTTGACAATCAAGTTGTCGTTGCCGGCGCTGCCCGCAGCCGTCACAAGGTTGACGCTGATCGTTGCAGCCGACACGCTGTAGTTAGTCGCGGTAAACTTGTCGATGATTGTCTGCACGCCGTTCGACGTGTACTGCGTCGTTTGGCTGTTCTCCGCCGTCTTAGCGGGGATGATGTTACTGATTGATACGGCCATATTATGTCTCCAAAGAACTTATGTTGTCAGTCACCGTCAAAATTACCGACGGAATTGAAGGGTGAACGGCAGACGCCGCTTCAGCTAACAAAATAACAGATGTGTCGTCCACTTCCCACATTAATTCGATGTAGTCGCCAGCGTTTAGTTGGATGACGTAATTCCATGCAGCCAAAATTTCAGCGTTATTACCTTGTATGCGGATTTGACCGGCGCTGTCGGGTACGTTGACGCCGTTCTTGCGTAGCCACACCCACGCCAATGCGACGCCGCCAGCCGTCTTGTCTAGCTGCGCGGAGAACTGCACGTTGTAGACATTTGGCCGGTCAACAAAGATGCGCGACGTTGGTGTGCCGCGGGTGACGCCTTGCGACAGATCAGTGGTATTGAACGTCATGGCGTAGGCTGTGTTGATTGCTGCCGCTGTCTGTGATGTCGTGTCATAGAAAGAACCGTAGCGCGGCGACCGAAACTCTTTTGGTGGTGGCGACAGCGCCAGCGCCTGCAACTGCGATTGGATAACCGCGATGTCGCTTTCCGTAGCAGCCGGCGGTGTGCTGGCGGTAGCTTGTGCGAGGCTGTTTACCTTAGCATCTACGTCAGCCGTAGCAGAACAGCAGTCAGGGGCGCTTTCGGTTGTCTGCGCCAACGACTCCAGCATGGCGTCATAGGACGCTATCAGCGACGTAGCGTCCGGCGCTAACTCGACTTCGTCTTGGTTGGTCTGCGTAGCTGTCAACAGCGATAGGAAGAACCGATACCATTCACGGCTAATCGCGCCTGACCGTTCGTCGATCAGGGCCACACGCGGCGGCGTTAGCTGTGTAGGATTGATCGGCGAATACGCCATTAGGCAGTCGTTCCGCTGAGCAGCAGTTCAGCGCCCATGATGTAAATCCGTACAGGGTCGGTGCCTGACACTTCGTAGACGCGGTCGCGTATCTTCATCGTCGCGCCAAGGCGGCGCCAAATGGTACGATAGCCAGAACGGCCAATACGGCCCATCGACTTCCAGTGTTCGCTGGACCATGTGTGCCCGCCGTCGTCCGACCAGCGCAGCATGGCTTGCGGATTGCTGCCTTGGCCGTTGTTCAGGCCCACGCCTGTCTCGCAGTCAAGCTGCATGGAGTGCTGGATAGTACGCGCAAGGTTGTTAGCGCCCGTCGGCAGCGCACGCCATGACCGCAGCCATTTCTGCGGTGCGCCATCGTCAGCGTATACGTTCAGGTCGAATGAATAAATCTTGCCGTTCTGATAGTCGCCGACGACCGTAGTGGCGTTGAAGAACATCTGACTGCTGGCGCGGTGACGGTTAAACTCACCGTTAGCGAACGACGCCCGCTCATGCCATGCGCCAGTGGCGACATCATACACCCATGTGGTGTTGGCGGTGGGGAAGTTCAGAACGTAGAAGCTGTGGCCGTCCTGCTGATACGTGTAGCCGGTTGCGTCCGAAATGTCGGCATACTCTTGCATCTGCCATTCGATAGCGTGCGTAGACACGCGCTGGCCGATGTAGCCAGCGGCCCTGTAGACGATTCCTTGGCCGCGCGCGTCCTTGCCTAGCCAATAGACTTGGTTATCCATCTTGGCGATGCTGTAGGGCGCCGCGCAGCCTAGTTCGTTGAACGCGCCTTGGATACGCGTCAGCGGGAAGTCGAGCAGCCCTGCGTCGTACCAAACTTCGGTCGAGTTGGTGCCGAATACCCACACTTCGCGGTGGTCAACAAAAATTGCGACCACATTGTCGGGGTTGCCTTCGGCGCTGGCAAACTCCAGCGGGTCAATGCTAGTGCCGTCAAGCAGCGACGTTACCCAAATCTTTTGGCTGTTGGGTTCGTTGAACACAAAATAGCCGTCGATGTAGCCGACCGTGCCTGCGCCGGGGAAGTCAGGATCGGTAATCTGCTGGAACACGTCGGTGCTGGCGTTGTAGATATAACCTAATGGGTTAGCAGCGATGAATAGCTGCGTGCCGTTGTCAGCCATGCTGACAGGGCCAGAGCCGCCTACGGTGCCTTTAGCGACAGCGTTCCAGTTGGTGTCTATCTGGTATAGCGTCGGGCCAGACACGACATAGCCGTAATTGCCATAGGTCCACAGCCCACGGATAGGACCGATGCCAACAGTCGCAAGAGCAGTCAGCCCCGGCGCGCGCTGAAGGAACGCTGGTTCCTTGCCGCCTTCAGGGACAATCTCAGGAAACAGGTTAACCATACGGTTGTCGGCGGCGTTGACGCTTCTAGCGACATACGCCGACCCAAGGATCGGCGTCTTCATTAATAGTTCCCGGCGTAGATGTTGAACCGCTGACGTGAAGCAATCAGGCTGTACGGTACCGACATGATGTCATCAGGATTGTTGATGCGCTTGATGTTACGCTTCGACGACATCGCCAAACGGCGGACTTGCGATGAAGGCTCCGTACCAAACTCAGGCGCCATTTCGCAGGCCAAGTTATAACGGAACGCACGCAGATAGCCGGGCGGGAAATGTAGTTGCGTTGCCAGCGTCGCAGGCTGCGTCAGTTCTTCAACCGAAATGAAATGCCATGTCAGGTCCGCTGTGGGGCGCGGATAGATAAACATTTCAATGTCAGGGTACGTCATGTTGACGAAAATAACTTGCGGAAATGTCGATGTGACGGACTTGACCGCGATACCGTTATACTGCTGCTGGTTGATAAATTTGATGCCGTAGCTGACGCCGGTGCCGGGCTGGACGAAGTACGTCGATTCATCAAGCAGGACAGGGCGGTTGCCGACGAAGTCGCCGGAAGGCCCAAGCGTGCGCGATATTTGCCCTGCGGGCCATGTGAATATCTGGTCTTGCGTTGCGTAGACGGACAGGCGCTCTGTGTTCCAGCTATCAATCATCTGGTTCATGGCGCGCAGAGCGTCTTGCGATGTCTCAGCCGATGGAACTTCGCCTTCTGCCAGAACGCCTAGCAGCCTAAGCGATCCGTTAATGATGTCCCCAGCCGTTTCCATTGGTTAGTCTTCCTGCGTTGTGCGGCGGCGACTATTGCGCGCCGGCATTTCGTTTACTGGCGCCTCTATAGGCGCGTCAGGATTATAGCGTTCCCAGCCAAAATATTCATCAGAAATCGCTTCTTCTTCTGAAATAGCGACTTTTGCGCCGTGGACTTCGTGAACAAGATATATAGCAGCCATAGAAACTCCGTAAAATGGACGGCCCGAAAGCCGTCCACTATATTAGCTGATCGCCATGAACTGCCACTTGGTGCCGTCCGCATAGAACAGCTTGCCACGGCCAGTAGCGTTCGTCGTAATGCCGAGCGAACCTACAGGTGCGGAAGTGGTTGTTGTGTTAGCGGTAATCGCCGTGCTGAGAATGTAAACACCTGCGTTAAGATTGGCGGCTACTTCGTCGCCTGTTGTTTCGATTGTCGAAGCAACAACGCCGCCGTTGGCGACGATAGCGCCGCTAACCGTGACGCTTTCAAACTCAGGGTCGGCGTAAGCAACGCCTACTGCTTTAGTATTGGGCATAATTGTTCTCCTGAAAAGGATGCCCCGACCGTAGCCGGGGCAAACCTATTAGCCAGCGATGCGGTACAGATTGTACGTTGTCGCGCTGGTTTTAACAGCACGGAACAATACGCTCTTGGATGCAACGCCTGCGCCGGAACCAACCAACGTCCAGCCTGTGCCAGCCGTGATGGTAGGAACGCCAGTGCTGGTAGCAATCAAAGCAAACTCAAACGACGAGTTAACTTTGGCGCTGCTAACGTCAGCGTCAACAACGCTAACAGCAGGAAGTGCAAGGTCAGCAGTGCTGCTTGACGTGTATACAACTGCGCCGCCAGCCAAATCGGCAGTGGTCAGTGTAGCGCCTGCGGTGTACGCAGTAGGGATTGCGGATACGCCCAGCGTGACTTCGCCGAGGTTGCCGTCGCCAACTTGATAACCGCCGGCGCCATTAGGTAGAATAGCCATGATAAAAATCCTTTAAAAAGTTTGGCCCCCGGCGAACCGAGGGCCATGTTTAAATTAGCCCCACATCCGTACGGCCATTTGCGGACGGATCGTGCTGTAGCCATACAGAACGTCAA